GCGGCGCATCTGTGGAACCACAACCGCGACGTGGTGCTGGGGGTGGTGACGAGCGCCGAGATCGGTGCCGACCGGATGGGAGTGGTGACGACCCGCTGGTCCCCGAACACTGCGATCACTGGGTCAGAGGAGGCCCGCCGCCGCGCCGACATTGAGGCCGGCATCACGCGAAAGGTGAGCTTCGCCTACGAGATCCGCGAGGCCGTCGACATGGGCGAGGGCCAGGTGCTGATCACGAAGTGGGTCCCGCTGGAGGTCAGCACCGTGAGCATCCCGGCGGATAACACCGTCGGCCATGACGCGCCGCGATCCAGGGCAGCGGAGGAACCGGCACAGCCGGCCCCGCAAAACGACCTCGCTACGCTTGAGCGGAACCAATCGGCCCCGCCCGAGATCATGACCGTTGAGAACGTCAACGACGCCGCCTCGGCCGCGCAGGCCGAGCGCGAGCGCATCCAGGGGATTCAGAACCTCTGCCGCCAGCACGGCATGCCCGAGGGCATGGCCACTGATCTGATCAACGCCAACGCCGATATGGCGACCGCCCGCGAGCAGGTGCTGGACAAGGTCGGCAAGCGCAGCCGCGAGCTGCAGCCTGGCGGACTGCATGTGGAGCCTGACGCCCTGCTGGGCATGGACCGCAAGGATCTGCAGCGCTACTCCATCGTCAAGCTGCTGCGCTACCTGGGTGATCCCAGTAATGCCTCAGCCCGCGATGCCGCCGGCTTCGAGCTGGAGCTGAGCCGCGCCGCTGAGCAGAAGGAAGGCCGGAGCGCCAACGGCGCCCTGGTGCCGTTCGACTGGATGGTGCACAGCCGCGCGAACGTCGGCACATTGTCCGCCGGTGGCGCCCTGGTCGGCACCGAGCTGCTGGCCGGATCGTTTATTGATCTGCTGCGGAACCAGTCGGCCCTGCTGCAGTCGGGGATCACCACCCTGACCGGCCTGACCGGCAACGTGGACATCCCGCGGAAGACCGCCGCCAGCCAGCACTACTGGATCGGGGAGGATGTGGACGCCACCGCGTCTGACGCTACGTTCGGCCTGATCTCCAGCACCCCCAAGACCATCAGCGTGCGGGTTCAGGTGAGCCGTCGGGCGTTGATCCAGACCACCCCGGACATCGACACCCTGATCCGGTCGGACATGGCCGAGAGCCTGGCGCTGGGCCTCGACAGCTCCGGCCTCTACGGCACCGGATCCGGCGCCCAACCGCTGGGCCTGGCCAACGTCACCGGCATCGGCTCGGTCACCCTCGGCGGCGGCGCCAGCCAGGTGTATCCCGCCACTCTTGGCGGCGGCACCCACGACTCGGGCGACTGGACGGACTACATCCAACTGCTGGGCGCCTGCCTGGCGGCGAACGTGACGCCGACCAACTTCCGCTACATCATGAACGCCACCACCATGGTCGGCGGCATGATCACCCTGCGGGCCAGCGCTGCAGGAGCGGACTACATCATCAACGATGCCGGCAACATCGGCCGGTATCCAGCTCAGATGAGCAACCAGGTGCAGACCAATGATGTCTTCGCCGGCGTGTTCCCTGACATGACCCTGTCGACCTGGAGCGGCCTGGACATCGTGGTGGATCCCTACACCCAGTCGGCCAAGGGCCAGGTGATCTATACCGTGATGCAGGACATCGACTGGGTCTGCCGCCGCGCCGCCAGCTTCGCCCGGGGGACCTGATGACCTGGATCATCCTGCTGACGGATTGCTGCATCTCGGGCCAGCCGCACCAGGCCGGCCCGGACCCGATCCAGGTCACCGGACCTGACGCAAAGCTGCTGATCAGTCAGCGGCTGGCCATCCCGGCGGCAGCGCCGGAACCCGCAGTCCCTGCGGTCTGCAAGCCCCGAACCACTAAGCCCCCGACCGACAAATGACCATCCAGAACCTCGGCGGCAAAACGACCGCCTTTCAGCTGCATTCCGTCAAGGTCGTCAGCGCCACCGGCGCTGGCACCGATGCCGCCTCCGCTGCGCTGACCGTTGATCTGTTGGCCTATGAGGGCGACATCACGCTCAGCATCGACCACGCCCCGGCTGGAGCTGGCGTCACCTTGACCGCGAAGATTCAGCACAGCGACACCACCACTGCCGGTGATTTCGTCGATGTGACTGGCGGCGGCTTTACCGCGGCCGCAGCCAACACCGCCGGATTCGCCACGCTGATCCTAAACAGCGACATTCTGCGCCGTTACGTGCGAGTACTGTTCACCGTGACCGGTGGCACTGGCACCGGCGCCGCGAGCGTGATGGGGCGAGGCTCTGCCAAGTACCTGTGATCGACGCAGACCTGGATTTGCACTTCAGCTTCGGCGCCAGCAGTGTGACTGCCGGCGCCGTTTCTGGTTTGGGGCTGCTGATGATGCCTGGCGAGATTATCGCTGACGGGATGGTGATGAGCACCGACTACGAGCTGACGGTCAAGACCAGCGAGTTCGGAAACCTTGAGTACGGCGCCGGCATCGTCGTTGATGCTGTGCCCTACACCGTTCGGAATGTCAAGCCGATCGACGACGGTCGGCTGAGCATTGTGCAGATGCAGGCCACGGTGGCACCGCAGGTGCTACCGGCGGGCCCGGCGGTGCTCGAAGGCGATAGCGTTGGCACCGACAGCGAGGTGGTGATGGACGGCGGCACGGCCAGCACGCAGTACGTCTACGACAACATCCTCGACGGAGGCGAGTCATGAGCGAACGGATCACCAGGCTGAAGATGCGCGGTGACACAGCAGCGGCATGGACCGCGGCGAATCCCGTCCTGCTGGCCCGAGAGTTCGGAATTGAAACCGACACCCGGCGCATGAAGATGGGCGACGGGACGACAGCATGGGCGGCCCTGCCCTATTTCCTGGCAGCAGCTGACGTGCGCGGCCAGGCAAGCCGGACGACCGACGCAACGGTGGCAGGCGCCGCGGCGGGCATGTACCGAGCGATCGGCGCCGCCGGAACGCTCGACGCATCGGTCAGCAGCGGCCTGGCGATCGGCACGACCGACCCGTTTGGGCTGCGCAACACCGGCGCATCTGCGGTCCTGCTGGACGTGATGGCCCGCGTGAACCTGATCGGCGGCAACAACCACCTGCTAGCTCTGCGGATCGCCCTGAATGGTGTCTCGATCCCCGAGACGGAGGTCAGGCAATCCTCGGGCAGCAGCAACGCTGAGGCCAATCTGGCCAGCCGCTGGATGGTCACCGTTCCGGCTGGCGGAGAGGTGTCGATGCAGGTGACGAACTACAGCGACACCGGAGCGATGACGTTCAAGCGCGGCACGTTGGTGGCCCAGGAGGTGCATGCGTGACCGCCGCTAGGATGAGGCCACAGGAGGCGCTGCCATGACCCTCGGCGCAACATCTGGGTTCGTGGTCCGCGACCTCGGCACTCTGACTGCCGCAGGCGTCGGCACGGCACGGGAATCGACCGGAGTCGATCTGACATTCCAGGTGGTCGTGAGCAGCATCGGCACGAATGTGGTGGTGGCGTTCGAGGGCAGCCTGGACGGCACGAACTACGCCCGCCTGAGCGATGGCGTGGTTGACAGCTACACCATCAGCGCCAACGGCACCTACCTGTACCAGATGAGGGGCCCTGTGCGGTTCGTGCGACTGAGGTTGGTGAGCATTAGCGGCGGTAGCCCGAGCGTAGTGGGAACCGTCGGGAGCGGCCGATGATCCCGGCGGACTATCCGATCACGGTGGTCCAGGGCGGCACGTTCCGGCTGGATGTGCAACTGCTGGAGAACGTCCGCACTGTGACCCTGACGGCCGGTAGTGACCTCATCGGCCTGAGGTGTCATGGGTTCGCGGCTGGCGACGTGGTGGGGTTCCGCAGCGATGCCGGAACGTTCCCCTGCGGGATGCGTGGGGTGACGGGGTATTACGTGATCGCCTCGGGGCTGACGTCTGATGCGTTCCGGGTGAGCGCGACGCTGGGTGGCGCGACGATCGGCATCAGCCCGATCGCCGAGGACTTGACCGGCATCCGCTACGAGGTGGGCAAGGCGGTGAGCCTGGCAGGGGCGACACTTGATGCTGACGTGAAGAGCCTGATCGACGGCAGCCTGGCGGCGACATTCACCGAGACGATCCTGGCGTCTTCGGCTGGGACGTTGCGGATGGAGCTGAGCGCGGCGACAACCGTGGCGATGCCCGCCAGCGATCAGTATGCCTACGACCTGAACTACAGGATCGGCGGTGACAGCTATTACCCGATGGGCGGCCAGCTGACCGTCGTCGCCACGAGGAGCCGGCCATGACCGCGAGCGTGCTGACGATGGGCGATGCCGGTGCGGCGGTGGCTGTGCCAGGGCTGCGGGGCCCGGCCGGGATCATCCGGCGGCGCACGGTGAGCGGCACGACGCTGACGCTGACGATCGAGAACCAGTCGGAACTGCTGGTGTTCACCAACTCAAGCGCGGTGACGGTGACATACCCGACGGGTCTTGGTGCGGAGTTCGAGGCTCTGCTGCTGCAGTACGGGACCGGGAAGGTGACGGTGGTGGCAGGGGCTGGCGCGACCCGCAGAGCCGCGTTAAGCGCGACCGGGACGGCGTATCAGTACGCCACCGCCAGCGTGATCGCGCTGCCGACGGCCGACGAGTTTCTGCTGACCGGGGAGGTGGGAGCATGACGCATCTCGTGCCGGTGCTGAGGCCCGTGCTGGGCACGCCATTCCGTCGAGGAGACCTCTACCGCCGTGCCGGCGAGGTGCCATCGTTCCACATCGCCCCGGCACGCACCCGTGACGCCAGGGATCTAATCACAGGATCGGTGCTGGGCACCTACAACAGCGCATCGCCAGCATGGGCCGTCGGGCCTGATGGCGTGCTGTTCCAGCCGGCGGCCAATGCTCCGGTGATCGAATACGACCCGGTGACGCTGCAGTGCCTGGGGGCGAGGATTTGGGGGGTGGTGACGAATCGTGAGCTACAATCAAGTGATTTCGCAACAACCTGGACACAAAGCAATGTAATAGTTTCAGCTAATGCGGCAACTGCGCCTGATGGAACGCAAACAGCAGACCAGCTCTCACCAACAATCAATGGTACGAGTATTACGAGATTTCTAAGGCAAGACATCTCGACAAGTGTTAATGACACCTACACGCTATCGGTGTTTGTGAAAGTCAATACTCTTACAGCAAATGGCATTGCATTAGTCGTGCAAGACCAGTCGGCAACAAACACTTTTAGGTGCAACTTCAACCTTTTTACCCCTACTACATCTGTAACAAGTCTGAACTGGGCAACGCCAACTGCGTCAATTATTGCGTATCCAAACGGCTGGTATAGGTGTTCAGTTACTGGCGTGACCAGCACAGCGCATACATCTCTAAGAACCAACATCTACCTTCAGGGGTTTACGAGTGTTCCTGATACTACTGGTTCTGTTTTCCTGTGGGGCGCTCAACTCAACACAGGCCCTCTGGCCCCCTACGTCCCAACCACCACCACCGCCGCCAGCAGCACGGCAGATGTGTGGACGATTACGGGGGCGGATTTCAGCAGGATTTTTAATGCTACTGAACTTACGATCTATACTGAGGCCACAAGTCAATCATCGGCAGACTCTACAATCTGGCAGATTGACGACAACAGCGGAAACGCAAACCGCTTTACACAGTATTTTGCGTCAAACATTCTGCGTAGCAGGACTACTATTTCCAACTCCCAGAATGACATTGACCGAACCGGGGTGGCGGTTGGTGTTCCTGCTCGTGGTGTTTATGGCATCAAGGCGTCAGATTATGCGGCTGTTTTGAATGGCGGCACTATTGGAACAAGCGCACACGCATTGCCATCTGCAACAATGTCAATCCTGAGGATTGGATCGGTTCATCCCGGTGGTGCTGTCATGCTCAACGGCTACATCCGAGAACTAGCCATCTTCCGCAGCCGTCGCCCCAACGCCAACCTCCAGGCGATGACATCATGAGCCACTATTTCACCCTGCGTTTCGACTCTGAGCAAGAGGCCCTCGCCACCGCCGAGGCCCTGCGGCTGTTGCCGCCCGAGGAGGAGGAGATGCGCGATCTGCTGGTGATCTCGCAGCCGGGCCTGTTCGGTCAGGCGCAGCTCATCACCGACGTGCAGATCCCCGGCACCTACGACCCCGAGACTGGCGAGGAGCTGACCCCGCCCGTACCTGTGCCCGGCGCGTTCGCCAACGTCATCCTCAACCGCGCCATCCTGCCCGCCAGCCTCCGCCCGTACCGTGTGCCCTACGGCAGCGCCGGCGTCTGCTGGGCTGGCACTGAACCGGAGCCCGAGGCATGGCCACCCGCCGCGAACTGATCCTGTCGACGTGGGCCGCAGCCCTCGCAGGAATGCCCGAGGTGTCGGGCCGGATCTGGCGCAGCCGGGTGGAGCCGCTGCAGCGCCACGAATCGCCCGGGATCGCCCTGGAGTGGGTCAGCGATCAGCCGGACGTCCGAACCAGCCTGCCGTACCTGGACTGGACCCTGGAGGCTCGTGCGGCGGTCATCGTGCGCGACACCGTGCCGGACGTGATCGCGGACCCGATCGTCGCCGAGATTCACCGGCGCACCATGGCCAGCACGGCGCTGAGGGATCTGGTGATCGACATCATGCCGGGCCGCCAGATCCTGGAGCTGGTCCAGGCTGATAGCCCCGCCGGTATCGTGACGATGCCGTTCATCATCCAGTACCGCACCAATGAAGGCGACCTCGAAACCTGACCTCGCTACCGTAGAGGATGACACCCGCGGCATCGGCGGGATCTGGGAGATGGATCCGGCCACTGGCCTGAGACGTCGCCCACAACCCGACCCTCAGCAGCAGCCCGATGGCCTACAAGACGAAGCTCAGGACGATCCTCGCCAAGAGTGAGGCGTCATCCTACGGGGTCAACAGCAGCCCGGATGGGACGAATGCCGTCCTGGTCAACTCCGATCTGGCCCTGACGCCCCTAGCCGGCGACGTGGTGAGCCGTGATGTGATCCGACCCTACATGGGCGCCTATGAGGGCCTGCTGGCAAACACTCAGGTTCAGCTGACCATGTCGGTGGAGTATGCCGGCAGCGGCACCGCTGGCACCGCCCCGCGCTACAGCCCTCTGCTGCGATCCTGCCGCTTGTCTGAGACCGTCATGGCGGCAGCCTTGACGGGCACGGCACAGGCCGGCGCGGCGGGCACGATCACCTTGGCGGCTGGTGCCAGCGCAGTGAACGACGCTTACACCGGGATGGTGATCACGATCACCAGCGGCACCGGCAACGGCCACGTGGGGTTGATCACCCAGTACGTGGGCAGCACGAAGGTCGCCACTGTGGCGGCCTACACCACGACATTCGTGCCTGGCGTCGGCAGCTCCTACAGCATCGGCGCGAACGTGCGTTACATGCCGATCAGCACGATTGACGGGATCGCAGACACCAGCTGCACGATTCAGTATCGCCTCGGCGGGCCCAGCGGCACCGAGATCGTGCACACCCTGACCGGCTGCCGAGGGACCATGACGATGGACCACACCCTGGCCCAGATCCCGCGGATGACGTTCAACATCACCGGCCTTTACAACGCGCCGACTGATGCCAGCCCGGTGACGCCGACCTATGCGAACCAGTCGACGCCGCAGGTATTCCGCAACGACACGGCCGGCGCGTTCCGTTTCTTCGGCGTGGCCGGATGCCTGCAGTCGAGCACGTTCGACCTGGGCAATGATGTTCAGTACCGCGAGCTGATCGGATGCTCGAAAGAGGTGCTGATCGTTGACGGCGCGATGCGCGGCCAGGTGGTCATGGAGACCACGAGCATGGCGACATTCAACCCATTCGAGCAGGCCCGGACCGACGGCACCCTGGGCCGCCTGGCGTACCTGCACGGGACCACCGCGGGCAACCGCATCGGCATGGTGGCGCCCTACTGTGACCTCGGTTTGCCGGCCTACCAATCGGCGCAGGGTGTGGAGCATTTCACCCTGCCGTATACCGCCGTTCCGAGTGTGGCCGGCAACGACGAACTGATCCTCTGCTACTCCTGATCCATGCCCTACTCCAAAGTCAAGGCCAAGTCCTACCGCTGGCCGGTGAAGGTCAAGACGGCTGATGATGGTGGCGTTCAGGTTGAGGAGACCTTTGACGCGGTGTTCCGGCGAGTGACCCGCCCGGAGCTGCAGAAACTGTCCGAGGATGACGACGCCATGGTGCGGTCGATCCTCGTGGGATGGTCGGGGATTCTGGGTGAGGATGGTGAGGAGCTGCCGTTCAGCGAGGCCGCCCGCGATGAGCTGATGCTGGACCAGTCGTGGATCCGGGCCGTGATCGAGGCGTTCTACCTGGGCGTCAACGGCAGCCGAGCGGGAAACTAGCCGAGGTCGCCCGTTACTGGGCGGCCGGCGGCAGCGCAAGGGACTACAGCGAGGCGGACCGCGACGCGGCGGCCCTGGGCGTGATCTGGGTTCGGGAGGAGGAGCAGCCGAACTGCTGCGAGGTGTGGGAGGAAAACTGGGAGACGGTCGTGATGTTCATGCGGCTGCAGACCCAGTGGCGGACGACGATGGCCGGCTACCAGGGGCTCGACTACGGGGCCGCTCAGTGGCTGATGGGTCTCTACCATGTGGAAGACCCAGTCACGATGCTTGAGGGCCTGCAGGTGATGGAGTCGGCAGCACTGCAGGAGCTGAACCGCGATGGCTGACAACACGACCCGGCTGAAGATCCTGGCCCAGGTCGAGGGGGTGCAGGGGTTTGATTCGCTGAAGCGGAGCCTGCAAGGGCTGGCGCAGCAGGGGCAGCAATCGGGCCGATCGCTGGACCGGCTCTATACCAGCTACCAGCAGCTGTCCGGGGCTGGGAAGAACAGCATCAGCAGCCTGAGGCTTCAGGCAACGGCCCTGGCCCAGCTGCGAGATCAGGCCGAGCTTGGCAGCCGAAAGTTTCGGATCCTGACTCAGGACCTGGAGCGGGTTGAGAAGCAGCTGCAGCAGACGACCCGCGCGACCCGCGGCGCAGCGCCAGCCGTTGGCGGCGGAATGGGCCTGGCGGGCCTGGCGGGCCAGTTCGCCCCGCAGCTGGCCGTGGGCGCCGCTGTGGCGGGGGTTGCCACCGCAGGGGTGAGCGCCGAGTCAGCGCAGGTGCGGCTCAAGGCGCTGACGGATCAGTTCGGGGAGTACAACGAGGCGCAGGCGGCAGCGGCGCGGATCGCCGGCACACTGCGGCTGAGCACGGCCGAGTCACAGCAGTCGTTCGCTGATCTTTACGCAAGCCTGAGGCCGACAGGCATCACGGTGAAAGAGCTGGAGGACACTCTGAT